ATATTTATTTTGTGGAAGTGCCAGGCTTCATATTCATCATGTGATACAGGCATTTTATATGTATAATTATTTCTACACATAGCGCATCTGAAATTATGGTTCACATTTCACCCCAACCTGCCGATTTAAGCCAAGCATTGTCAGCTTCTGAATTTTTTATAATCCTGTTATGCTCTGCTAAAGCACTAGAATTTTTCTCACATTCTTCACACAAAGCTCTTCCTCCATAAGGATCAGTGTTTCCACACTTAACTTCGTATTCCTTGTAATCATAGCCATGAGGCAACCAATAGGATACTGTGTTATTACACATGCCATTCCTCCTTAGTATTTTTCTGTCCTCAGGTAATCTACTGAGTCTGGTAAGAACATATGATTACTTTCTCTAATTGAGTCAACATAATCTGCAAATCGTGAAGGGAATTTATTGTTTTTAATAAGATCATCAATGATTTTTATAGTATCACGGGCTAGACTAATTGCAGATTTATTGCCTAGTGCTATTTCTTCTCTTGCATAAATAAACAGCTCTAGCATGTCTGCGGCCTTTAACCAGATCTTTTCTTCCTTAGTTAGATTAAAATCTACTCCAAGCAGTTCAAAAATTTCTTCTTCAGCAGATTTTATTAAGCCACCTAAGTCAGGTTGCATTTGCTTTAACGGTGTAGGAATGTCTCCTAACCACCTTTCAGGCACGTCATGCCATAAAGCAGCTCTCAGTAATCGTGAGCTAGCACCTGGATTGAATATAGAAATTAGACCTGCAACATTGAAAGCATGTTGGCCAACAGTATACTCTCTAAGTCTTGGTCTAGCATGGCAACGAATTACTCCGCCACCTTCACGAAAAGCTTTTACTACAGTATCTTCAGTAACAGCCATATTTAGTATTCCTTATCTATTCGTGCCATATATTCATCATGAGCCCTATCAGCAGCATCATCTTTCATACGGTCAATAACTTCCTGAAGTAGTTCTTCTGATATTCTTTCATACATGTAGTCTGTAAAGTAAGATTCGTCATTAGTCTCTTCTTCTTCTACAATACCACCATCACAGTTGTAATGAATCCAATAGGCACTAACCACTTTCCATTCTATTTCATCTGGAGTTCCGTAGTACTCTTCTGGATCGCTTGCCATAGAACTAAATATGCCTATACGACCTTTTGTAAATCCTGTATCTTCAGCTTCTATAAAAGCTTCAGAATAAGCAATACGTGGGTCTTCTTCTCTGACTATCATTTCATCAAATTGAAATTCCATACAAACCTCTACTATTGCGATTTAGTATTTCTTTCCTCAAGTCTCATTCGGAGTTCACAAGCTGCACGCCAGAGAGCCCTTTCTGGGATTATGCTTTTTGTGTCTTCTTCAGGTTCAGGCTGAACTGAGATCATATTGGAATAAAAGCGCAATGCTTCAAGAACTACCATTTGCATCATAGCTCCGTTTTTACTATATTCCATGAGATCTAGTACAAAGTCTGTATTAGAGCCTGGAACTCTTTTATAATATCTCTCTGTATCAGCAGCCTTAGAATAGCTTCCAGTGTATATGTTGGACATTAATAGTGTCTCCTATTGATTAAGTAAGCGTTCAAGAGTATCAGCTTCTTCCTTATCATACCTGCGCTCTACAAACCTAGGCAAGAACAATGAATATAGCTCACTATCTCTCTGCTTTATTACTTCGTTATATTTTACCGCAATGATTGCACCAGCCCAATTATCTTCTCCCCAAGAGTTGAAGATCTTAGCACGCGCTTCATCCGTAAAACCTGATACTGCCACTCGAAGTCTTCCATCGCTTGTTTCACATAATAGCGAGCCAAATAGATCTTCGTTTTTACCTGTACCTTCCAGCATAGATACGACACATAGATCAGCCTCAGCTTCTTCCTTAAGCTTAACTTGATCTCGACTAGTACCATTCTTCCAAAGTCCATCAGGTCTCTTAATAATTGTACCCTCTTCACCTGCTTTCCTCTTCTCAGCAAAGTCTTTTTGTGCTTCCTCTAACGAGTACACACAGTTGGTTTCTATAGCACGTAAATGTGAACTCTTACAGAACATGTGTATACATGTCATAAGTTCATTTATGCGCTGTTCGTATTCTCTAGGAGATTTTCCTTGCTTGGCCTCTTCATTAGAGATCATATCCCATGCAATATAGCATAGTGCAAGATTAGCGGGAATATCAGCATTAGTTTTGAGAATACTATTGAGGATACCATTTCCTGTTTTACGATCTAAAAACTTACCACCTCTCATTACAAGAAGTTCACCAGATAGTTGTACACCTTCAGGTATAGCTGACTTGATGTTTTCTTTAAGAATCTTAAATCGTTCATTATCAGGAAACACATGACCCTTACGAGTAAAGAAATCAACAGAATTATTGCATACTGCTGTAGCATACATTCCGTCCATCTTCACTTGAGAGAATACTCCACGTTCCCAAGGCCAAGTCTCAAGCTTGACATCTTTAGGCAGAGAACATCTCATGTAGGGGTGTTCTGTAAGTAACTTTGCGCCATATGCTTTGTTTACAAGCTTGACACCAATGTTAGCTTTCAGATCTTTATTTAGGATATCTACGAGTAACATGGAAGACTTAGGGGATAAATGCTTAAGTTCATAATCAACATGAGCTAAAGCTTCATTCCCTGTAAGTTTCCTTGAGTGTAGATCTCCTAGCAAATTTAGTGTTCTTTCTCCAAACACTGCACAGGCACCTTGAGGTGGCTTGACATATTCTGGAAGAACACCAAAGTTAGCGAGAGGCTCCATTGCTATTGTGATAACCCATTTAAAAGAGGCATCCTGAAGATACCTCTCTAATAGCTCACGCTTAGCATTTATGGAACTCTCTTGAGCTATGACACGAATAGCATCATAGATTTCGTCAGAGTTCATAATACTACTCCTAGAGTTTACAAGCGGCACGCTCCACCAGCACAGTCTGACATATCTAGCTCAGACATTTCTTTAGCTTCTTCATATGCCATTTTGACTTTATCGAAAGCACCTGTCTTTAGATCACGTACTTCGTAAAGTGCATATAATGCCATATCAATCTCGAATAACTCTTCAACGGTCAGGTCTACTAGCACACTTCTCTTCCTTTAGTAATAAATCATCAACTTTATCTATCGCTGAGTGATATGCTAAGCCACCCAAATCGTATCGTTCTAGGCACAGCCTAATTGCTTTTAACTCTTGCTTTGTCAGAAATAGAGCTTCCTCTATCTCCATATCTTCCCGAACTAGCGTAGTCATTTCCTTTCTTCCCATCTATTAATACAGACTCTTGTCCAGGATCTAGCTTCCAATCATTCAAAGACTTACAATCTGCACACAGACGTTTGTCTATTGATGAGAGGCTAACCAGAACTGAACTGCCACAAATACTACAAAACTTCATTTTGCTCTAACCATTGGTCATGGATGAGTATTCCATTCTGCAATATTTCATATGGTTTTGGATGATGAACAAGCCCTAACACATGAGTCCAGCACTTTGTACCTTTGTGCAATTTGTGCTTTACCATTGCTTTGCCTGTCTTTCTCAGGATACCATTAGGCTCCTTACCTTTGTTTAGGTAAAGAGCTAACTGGCAATCTAACATAAAACTGTTAGTCTCACTCATAATATTTGGAAGTCTCCATCATCTTCGTCTTCAGGAACAAAGTCCAGCGCTTCAAGGCGACCAGTCTTGTGGTTGAATCTAGCGCCTTCTACTGGTCCAGTTAGACCTGTAAAACGAGCTTTGAGTACAGCCATCTTGATCTGGTTACGCTCTACATCCTTCTCAGCATTCATGTTCCTAGCAAAAGCAATAATATCAAATGATATCTGCTTTATAGAACCAGAGTTGTGAGTTATTATGTGATTTTCTAATAGAAACCTTCCATCGGAATCCAAAGTAAACCCATAGTAATCTTGGACGTCAAGTTTGGTAACTTTAATACCTCTTTTCAAGGGATTTGTGTACCTATCTCTGTATTTCACACCTACTAGCTTCTGTGCAGTTATTGAGGATATATTTCCTGTTACAGAAACTTCCCAAATACTGCTACCATCAGAACTATAAGGAGAACTGATAATTCTAGCGTTCATTGTGCTATACAATCCAAGAGATCTCGCCAGCCTTACAACAGACTTTGCAATATCAGTATCCTTTTGATAGAATCTGAATGCATTGTCTTTCTTAGAATAACTACCATCTGTATCTAACAACCCCGCCAACAGCTCTAGCCTATCTTTCTTAGAAGAAAGCAAGTAGACCTCAGGTATGTGTTTATTATTTACAAGATTTAAATCTCTAAGCTTGGCTAACAATTCACCTCTAATTCTGGTTTCGAAGCTAAAGTATTCACGATTAATATTGCCTGGAGTTTTAACTCTTGCTCCTAACGTCATGCCCACTCGCTCTGCAATACCTAAGTTACCGGCATCCATTACTCTGAATTGGGACTTAGAACCATCTCCTATCCAAGCACCTAATGCATAAGGCGCAATAGGCAATTCTTGCTTAGGAAGTTCATATCCTTCAGAATAATGTTGTTTGCAGCGCGACTTGAAGCTTTCTGAGCGTTTAATAAAATCCTTTACAGAAATGTCAAACATTTTATTATTATGAGATAGTGTCAGCATATGATCTTCATTACAAATAAAGAAATCATTAGAAGTCTTCATCTGAATTTTATACATTTGCTGCTTACCTCTACAGAGCTTTAACACTCGCCTCTCAGAGCCATCAACACCCATAAGAGTGTCGCCAACTTTCACGTCTTCAACACATACAGACTTTCCGTCAGAAGTTAACACTTTTGTGCCATATGCCAGACAGCCTCTGATATCATCCATAGTAGGCAGCTTGCCATCTTCAAATGATTGTTTACCAGAAGGGGCTTTACGCAAGTGTGATATCAAGCCTATCCATAAGTCTGGATATTTCTTTACTAGTCTCAGCAGGTCGTTCATAATCTTGTCTTGAGCTTCAAGACCTTGCAGATTCTCAACACCTTCTGATACTAGAATAGTAACGTGGTCAACAAACAGATATTTACATCCGCTGAGTGCCATGTACTCTAGCTTGTCAATAATTGAAGTATCATTCATAGAGCCTTGATGATCTAATAAAATGACTTTTTCATTACCGAACACTTTGTCAAAACCAACACGTAATTCATCAAGTGGAATTTCTTCATCGGCTGGATTGCGATTAAGAGCCATGCCTGATAGTTTTCGTGCAGTTTCTGCGGGTGACTCTTCTAGGCTGATAACACCAATTTTATCATCAGTATCTTCAAGGACTTTCAACATGATCTCACGGAACATGGTAGATTTACCACTATTATGTGTAACAACAAAGTTGCCTAACACAAAGCGGTTATTACCGTCCAATTTAAAGCCATAGAAGTCCTCCTCTTCTAGAAGCTCTATTGTGAAAGAGTATCTTCTAGGGTTTTTCTTTTGAAGCCTAGTTCTAGCTTGCTTCCTAGGTAAAACGCAAGGGATTTTCTCTAGTCCCTCTCCTGAAATATAAAGCCTGAAACAATTTCCAAACTTGTTATTCTTTTGCTTACCTAGTGAAGTAGTGAAGCCTAAAGATTCTGCTAGTCTTTTGACAGACAACACAATGTGTTCTTTCTTTTGAGAAAATTCAAACACATGCCTAGTTCTGTCATAAGAACCATCAGTATCTAGAAGACCTGCTAAGAGTTCTAGTCTTTGGGATTTATGGCTGGTGAGATACTCTTCAGGTATATGTTTATTAGCAAACACATTCAAACGCTTCAGACTTTCTCTAAGCCCATAAGGACTATTCCATCTCCACTTGACCTCACTCTTTTCTAAGTGTAGACCTCTGTTTTGCATCTCGATTATGATAGCAATATCTTTGTCATGACAGGTAAAATAAGCAGAGTCAGCCGTTCCATCACCTAACCATACCCCTAAGACATAAGGGTCTATAGGAAGAGCTTTAAATTCGAGAGTTACCCCTTCAGATTTAAAGGCTTTGCTTAAATGTTTTCTTTTGGAAGACCACTTGAGATACTCTTCAACAGTTACGTCTACTATTTCATCTTGCTGTAGACCCCATCTGCCTTCATTGTCGTTGTTGACTAACGATAGCACATGAGATTTATTGCAGACAAAACTTGTATTGTCTCTGAGAGTTACTCTAGCCATTTGCTCACGACCTCTACAAAGTTCTAAAACCGTTCTGGGTGTATCATCATCACCCATCACTAGTTCTCCAACCTTGATGTCTTCTATCAATTTTATAGAGCCATCATGCATAAGCACTTCTGTACTTTTCTGCAAACAACCTGTACCGGAAATAAACAATGTTATTTCACCGCCACGCATACCTTTAAGTTTCTTGTTTACGCCATGCATACAAGCAGGATAAGGTACTGATTCTTTGGCGCTATACTCTTCAAGAGCTTGCCAGATATCTTCAGTAGCAATAATACCGTTAGGGATAAACCTAGCAGCATCGAATATAGCTGTCATTAGGTTTTCTGAACCATTGGCATTCTGCTCTGTCAATACCTCATTAGCATCTTTCTTGTGCAACTTAGTAATTAAGACTTTGTCATAGCCTATCGCCTGAGTTGCTTTTCGAACAGCTTCTTGACCAGCATCATCCTGATCAAAACATAGAATTACCTCTTTAAAGGAGCGTAACCAGCTGCGCTGTTCTATTATCGTCTTGATCATCGATGCCGATGGTATAGCCACTATAGGGTAGAATTTCTTATATCGTTTGTAGCTTGCTGTAGCTACACTCAATGCATCTATTTCACCCTCAGCGATTATGATCTTTCGACCACCCGCGTTAAACAAGTCTTGTCCAAACAAACGTTTAGAACTAGAACCTGCCCAACGAAACTCTTTTGGCAGTGCTCTTACTTTGTAAGACTCTTTCTCATAAGGATAATAGTGGGCATCAACCTCACCATTCTCATCATAGGAGACTCTTACACCGTAATGTTCACATACCTCTTTGAGTATTCCTCGCTCATTAAACCCACGTATGGGATAATTCATAATCTCTTTTAGTTCATCAAATTGCATCTTTCTGCTATTTGTGCCATTTAGAGATTTCTTAGGAATCTTCGGTTTTATTACAGCAGCACCTTCAATCAATCGCCCATTCTCAACAGAAATTCCTTTGGCTTGCAAAATCTTTGGTTTGAAGAATGTTGTACAGGAGTAGCAATAGCCATCTCCTCTCTCGTACACAGCCATAGCATCCGAAGATGTACAAGCAATACACGGTAGTTTAGCGATTTCTGGATTAGCCATTTGTATTATTCCTCGCGGCTATTCCACCTAAAAAGGCAGACACGATTACAATACCAATATAGTGGTCTAATGTAAGGCTATTTGATACAAAGGCATTGTATGCCTCTACAATAATCATCACAGAGGCGGCAATAGCAGCTACACCACAAACAATCAGTACAATGTTTCGCATTTAAATCTCCCAATTTATTATCTTTTGTAACCTTGAAATATGATCGGACGTTATTTCTTCAGTTACCTTCCATGATATTTTATCTATGCGTGTATTCATCCATACATCAGTGGTAACAGCGTGGACATGACAGAGAGACCAAGTCTCAGCGTATGCTAGGCTACCCTTGGAGTTGTACTCCGCAACACAAAAGAACTCAAGTTTGTCTTTTCCTTTAGTCTTCACTAATTCCTTGACTAACTTAGACGACGATTGATAAACTCTCCAATTAGACTCTTTACCTTTCGTCTTGCCTTTCATGACTCTATAGAGCTTTTTACCCAAATAGAGCTTTTTTGTAGTAGGGTCTCTAATAAGATAGATAAACCCTACTGCATTACCCATTTGTTTTGGGTATTGCCAGTGACCATTATGCGACTGCGGTTTGGACGGTCGTCTCTTGATTGGTTTGGACTTTGTTTTTCCTGGCACCTTTGGTGTCTTCACAAGCAGCTAACTCCTGACTAACAACCCAATCGCTGACAGTGAAGTAGTCATTTTCTGCTTTTTGAATGTGTATGAGTTTCCCGTTTGCTAAGAGATATTGTTTCCAATCGTCTCCGTGTTTCTCTATATACATAGAGACTACAACCTCTTGGCAGTGTCTTTCGTTTACACATCCCTCAAGTGCTTTAAGAGCTTTTACTGGCCCAACGTTCTTTAATCCAGGAATATTATCTGTACTATCGCCTTGCAGCAATTGAGCATAATAATGAATCATGGCATCATATTCAGACATCTCCATAAACACTTCCTTCTTTATATTCCAATGTTTGCCTGGAATGCATAGAAGGTCTTTGTCTATCGATGCTATCACATAAGGCTTTTTGTAAAATTTGCTTTCTTCTGCCCAGATACGGATATAATCATCAGCTTCTTTTCCATAGGCTTCGATAGCAAACCCTCTCTCAACACACTTTCTGCGTACAATGTCTATCAGCGGATTATGGATTCTCCATGTGTTCCTTTTTCCCTTGTAATCAGAATAGATGTCATCTCTATAATTCACTGGTGATTTTATAGCCATGAGCATCTCTGAGGCAAAGGTTACTTCACTGATATCCCTCAGTATTGCAAGCAGATTTTGCCAACATTGATTCAAGAGAGCTGTATCTTCCTCAAGAGGATAGTACTCGGGTATTTCAGTAATACCCTTTAGATCTTCTCGATTATATCTACCTGTCTCTTCAAATTCTGTGAGTTTTTCTTTCCACGGATCCCCACAGGCCATGTGTACAACAACATCACCGTCTACTATTAAAGTGGTCATATGTAATCTCCCGTACTACCCACTTTATGCTACTTTTACGCTTGTAGATTATAGCAAGTATTGGTGGAAACTCTTCAAGACTTGTTGCTGCAAACTCACTTCTATTTAGAGTCATAAACTCAGAAACATCAGGATAAAGCGCCGGATCTTCTAGAACCCACTTAATTTCATCTCTGTTTCTCAAGTTAATGCCTAATTCAATCTCGTCCACAGGCATTTGACTGAAGTCATGCCTAGTCATTGATTCCTGAACTGACTTTTTGTAAGCCGAACGACTTCGACCTCTTACATTTGTCATGTACTTTTCCTTTTTAGTACAATATGTTATTTCTACAAAAGTTAGTGAGTTTCATACCAATTATCGCCTATTCTACCATCACCGTCCATGATCTCTACTCCAAATAGCTTTGGACCATCTTGAAAAGCTTTGACACCTAGCTCTAAGGCTCTCTCAGCATGTTCTTCAGGAACCATTATTTGAAACTCATCGTGCATGAAGATACAAGGTTTATAAGGAATTTCTTCCTCTTCTAACCATTGCATCATGAGCATTGTAGCAGCACCACAGGTTGCTTTCTCCGCAGATTGTAACAGATATACAAGTAATTTGTGATAAGAGTCTACATAAATTCTAATACCCGCTAATGACGGTATATAGCCTTCAGTAGGACTGTCCTGTCTAGTTTTACTGTATATCTTGTCTAACTTCTCTAGGAGATTCTTAAATCCAGGTACAGCAGCTGTAAAGCCTTTCTTCATTTGGTTGCCTTTCTTTTGGTTTTGATTACCAAAGATATAACTCCAGAGTTTAGCACCAGAAGCACCGAACAAGAAAGCATAAAGAATGCGCTTGGCTTGAGATCGACTAACAGTATAGTCTATCTTCATGGCCTGTATCACTTCAGTTAGCTTTTCAGCATTGTATACGTGGATATCGCCATTAATCAGGATGTCAGTGAACTCCTCATCTTTCAGATAATGAGCCAGACCACGAGCCTGATTACCAGCAGAGTCACAACCTACTATCTTCCAGCCCTCATCAGCCTTGAATAGCTTACGCATTTCAACACCATACATAGAGTCAGTAGATGGTACGTTTACAATAATACGATGTCTAGATCGCATTGAAGGTGTGCCTATTGGGAAACAGTCACCATGTAATCTTCCTTCTTTGTCTACGTTCTCTAGCCATGTTCTTACGATAGCATGTCTAGATTTTATAGTCAAATAATCAAGATATAATTTACCGTCACTGCCTAGAAACTCTAGACTGTCTTCAGTGATCTTAGGAGAAGTTTTCTCCATAGAACCGTCTAAAGGACTTCTCTTGAGATTCCACTCAGTAGGTTCCCAACCATTACGGTACAAGAAGATCTTTACATCATGTACAGAACTTAGCTTTAGAGGTAAGCACTCTACTCGACAATACTCTCCTTCTACCAACCTATCGTCATCTAGCCAAGACTCAGGATCTATATCAAACCATTTAGCGGTATGATGATCATAACATCCAGACTTAGTTACTTTAGGCTTTTTGACAGCTACAACATCTTTTACCTTGTCCTTAGGTACGACTTTGACACCTAGCTTCTTTTCTAGTTCGTCTTCTGTTGATTCAAGCTTTTCTGTAAGCTCTGTAAATAGCTCTTCAGCAGCATGAACATCAAAAGGCCAACCTTCATAAGCAGCTCTGGCACAAAATCTAGCTACGGCATGTTCTACTTTTAAATAGGTTGATACAGACTCTTTCAGTCCGATCATTCGCTTAGCTTCCTTGACAAGATGATCATAAACCAAGTGGTTAAGATCTACGTCTCGCTCACAATAGACTAGCATTTCTTTAGAGTAATGGCTGAACTCATGGAATGAGATCTTCTCTAACCCTAAGTGTTGACCCCAAGCATCTAGACTGTGACCCTCCATACCGAATCTTCTGTAATCTAGAACTTGACTCATTACAAGCGTATCATGGATATTAGTAGAAACCGAAGGCTTCCATCCAAATAATTTCTCTAGTGCTAGTAAGTCGAATCCAATAATATTGTGTCCAACTAGTAGCGTAGCTTCAGACATCATTTTTTGCCAGCCAAGATCACCTTCTAAGAAGTAATGTTTCTCACCTGTTTTAATGTCTTTCAAATACACAATCCAACATCTAGAGCACTTATCTAAGAGATTATCAGTCTCTATATCAAAGATAAATTTAGACATATGTGCCTCTATAGTTAATTATGAAAGTCCCTTTTGGCATACAGCGGGACTAGACTGTGTGGAAAATATCTGGGACCAGCAGACATTTATGCCAATCTACATATTGAGAATGAAAGGTATATCATCTATACGTATAGGCTTATTATCATTCTTTTCATAAGCTATTAAGAAATCTAGATACCATCGAGCCTTCATCAACTCTTGTACTGAATTATCTTTACCACCATTACGGTCTAAGTACTTACGGACTTGAAATTCAACACAAGCTTTGAATATTACAGGACTACGATACTTACCTTCATACTGTTTGGCTTCTAACCACTGAAGTTCTTCAACTTGACCATTGCCACCAAAGTAGCTCTTGTAGTGATCAGGGTCTACATGCTCTGCAACAGTTTTCTCTTTCTTCATAACAGGAATATCCTCTAAGGCTTCACGCATTCGAGAGGTAGACATCTCCATTTGAGATATCCATTCTTCATACATATCAGCACTGGTGAAGTAAGAAGTCCCTGTTTTGGTTGTCGCACTTACACGATAACCCTCATCAAAGACGTCTTTAAAGCTACCATATTTCATCTTATTAATGAAATCCCAAAGGAAAGGATCTTCTGTATCATGTACCCTTTTATTAGTATCTTGTTCGCTAATAGTAATTTTCATTATATCAATCCTCAGGTAAAGGGATACCCTAAGATATCCCTTGTTAATGTATTAATTAAAATGTATTAATTAAAATACATCATCGTCATCATCTAAGTCAAGATCGTCTAAATCTGGTGACTTAGGCTTAGGTGGTGCCTTTGCTGGCTCACCATTTGCATTGATAACTTTACCTTTCGTAACCTGAAAGTCATCTTCAGGATCACGTTCTACAGGCTCATAGACTACATGCTCAGTGATTTGTACTGCTTGTAACATGCTTACAGTACTGCCATCATAAGTAGACTCATATTGGTATACACGAATATTACCTTTACTGCCGTTGCCTATGGTACGTGGATCTAGCTCGTCTAACTTGTGATCTACTACTTTCGGTGCGTTAGCAGAACTTCCATCACGTTTCTTTGAACGTTTACGGAGATTACACGCAAAGTAGGGTTCACCTTCGTCTGGCATTACAGGTTTTACACGTAGACTTAATGCCTTCCAACGCTTCATCTCTTCCTTGTCAGTAGTACGTAGCTGTACTTCCCAAGTAGGATTCTCTTTGTTGAATTTAGAGTTTGGACGCTTAGGGTCTAAACGCGGGTACCAGATTTCAGCATTTTCAATTTTCATAGTTATTTGTTTCCTATTTAATGTTTCCTAATCCCAGTATGTGGGTTAATTTAACGGGTTTGAGTGCCTTTACTTTTTAGAATTAAAGCAGAGTCATTTGGAATAACATAGTAAACTCCGCAGCCATCATCAGATAGTATACGTAGTTTTACTGTAGCTTTGCCATCTTTTGACGTTTCCATAAACTCATATATGTCATTAGAAAGAAACATATCAACTTCGTTTGTAGCCGTGGCTACTTCAATTCGACAGATTTCTTTCATCGACATATCATATTCTTCAAGCACAGGCTTGACATATTCTTCATAAACGGTCATTGCTACATCAGAGATTAAGCTATTCTCGTTTACGATCTCCTCAAGTGTACTATAGATCCTCATGAGAAACAATACTCCGAGTCTATTACTTTAATGATATTCAGATTACCTCTCTTAATGTCTGCATTAGACATATTGATGTTTTGCAGTATAGATGTCAAAGGGTCATGTGCATACAAGCGTGCAAATGTTTCTCTAACAGTTATATACAGATCAGGCATATCAGCTAACAGACACCCAAAGGAATCGTGAATAGTTGTAACAGGATAGTCTGCTGCACATACAGTCATCACTAAGTGAGCTGCATCCAAACTATGTATGATGTTCGGTGCTGCACCTTGTGACTGTTTGTACTTAGACGGTTGCAAATGCTCTATGTAAGCTACCTTCAGCTGAAGAGTATTCTTATCATAGCCTGTATTCAAGACTTTACCAGATGGTGGGCCATAGGGTACCCAAGTCTTCTTTACAACACCTTCTACGTAGTATTGCTCTACTGGAAAGTTAGTCACTGGAACAGTCCACTTAAGGAATTCACCCTTAGCTTCTTTCTTCCTACCAGCTTCCTCGAATGTAGACAATAGACGCATAGGTCTTTGTAGACAGTCCTCACATATCTTGAATAGCTCACGACCAGCATAAGCACCCCAAATATGCTCCATGTAATTGAGAAGATCAATACCATGTTTGCGACTATCAGTTATGACTTGTTCACCTAGACCATACGGTTTAGCACCATAAGGAAGTGTCATTACACCGCGTTTTACAACTTTGCGTTGATGCTTGGCATCTTTAACACGTAGCCAGAATACAGGAGCAGCTGCCCTGATTACAGACTTATACTGCGCTTTAAACTCTTTGAGCTGATCAACAAGTTCTTTCCTTTCATCTGATTTAGGCTCTGTCAAAGATATTTGCATCTTAAGACCTATCAAAGAGTCAATAACCCTGTTAGCACTCTTCAGAGCTTTAGGTGTCATCTTAGCCACCTCTTTTCCTAGGTGATCCCATAGATGTCCTGCGACATACATATAGAGATCTCCTGGAAGATCAGATGGCAATAGATTAACTAAAGGCGCAGTTATCTCATCTAACGTTAATGCAGACAAATGCTGACTGCCGTTAGTAGTCCCGTCTATATAGGCTTCCAGCCCACTGACGTAAGAGTAGTCATCAGGATCTTCGATCATTGTTTGCCAATCACGAAGATTCTTAAACTCTAAACAAGCAGCCAGAAATTGCCACGGTTTATCTGCTTCCATCCAGCCTTGATTCTCTTTAGGATCTTGTGCATAGGACATGATAATATCTTCATTATTCAATGTCCACTCTGCACGATCATCAAGAGGAATCTTATCAGTCTTTGCACCATCTTCACGACCGGCATCACCAGCCCAATTAGATGCAATACTGACACATAGCCAGTAGAAACCCTTCTCTCCTATAGGCTTCTTATCTGCTCGTATTAGAAGACCTTTTGCAAGGTCACTACCCTGTTCATTCAAATATGCTGTAGAGCAGTACTTACGACCACGAAAATCGTAAGTATAAAGATGATAGAAAGTATCATACAAGAAGCGTGTAGCTATGCTTGTAATTGCTTTTGTCTCTCTCATCTTTGTTGCTCTAGCTTCAGCACTGTGTGCATTCCAGATATCTGAAAACGCCAATGCCTTGTACTTGAATGCCCATAGATGTATAGAATACACCTCATGGTTTATTTGCCAACCTACCTCTTGAGCACGGTTGACTGCTTCAAACATGAGAGGCTGATCCTTTATGTTTATTTTCTTCTTAATGTCTTCACTAAGAGTTTTTACAAGGCTCACACCTGTCTCATGCTTGAAGCTTTCCCAAGGCGCATAAGGCTTTAGGTTAGGAAGTTTTTCAATTGTACTGGATGGTACAGTTGTCCATAATTTACATATCTCTTCGTCTTTTAATACGTTTATAACATAAGCAGCATGTTTTCTAATACTTGGCCCAAGCACTACTTGTAGAAGCTTTGTTTCTTCAAACGAGTAAATAACGTAGGCTCCAGTTTTTGCCGCAATAGATGAATTCTGTTTCATTTTCAAAGATTGCATCATCTTGCGACCTATTGCACAAATTACTTCAGTTAAGAAGATATGTGGAATAGTTGTGTTTCTCTTAGGTCTAGTGTAAAGATACACTATGCTTATTATGTCGTTAATGTGATCATTGAAGTCTAGATCTATGAGATATCGCAGCTGACTGCGACTTGGTATCTCACTTTTTCTATTTTCCAAACTTTCCAGTATTGCTTGCTTCATGAGCGTTACCTTGTTATTGATCTATAACCGATATAGAGTAGTATTATAACAAGCCCATATCGAATTGCCAACATTACAACAAGTGCTCCTATAAAAACTTCTGTAAAGCTTTTTAGAGTCTTGTATTTCTTCATTAACTAGTGTTCATTTCGCTGTCTCCTGCTAGTAATAGGCGTTAATGTTAAGAGCCAAGATTGTTAGAATTTGAAAAAAAAAAATAATGAATTAAAAAAGCCTCCCCGAAGGGAGGCTGTCATTTTAATTATTTTTCTTACTTTTTCTAGCAAACACAGATTCTAATACAAAGTTTAGAATTGCGAAACCTATGCCGAT